AAGGCTGCAACTGAGGCGGCTCTGGCTGCACAGATTGCTGACCAAAAAGCTCCTAAGCAAGCCAGCGGCACTCCTTGGGGGCAGGCATGAATCTGACTCTGACGAAAGAGGAAATCCAATACATCATGAGCGTATTGGGTGAGCTTCCAACGAAATCAGGTGCCTGGCCTCTGATTCTGAAGATCAAAGAGCAGGCTGAACAGCAACTCCAAGAATCCTCGGAATGAAATCATGGAACCGGCAGAGATCGATCCCATTAAGTATGGTGCGATGTGGCAGCGCGTTAATGACTATGAACGTCGATTCGAGGTCATTGACAAGAAGCTCGACAAGATGGAGCGCCAGATCGAGGAGCTGCTGGCTCTTGCAAACAAAGGGCGCGGCGGCTTTTGGATGGGCATGACTATCGCCAGCAGCGTCGGCGCATTCGCGGCATGGGTAGCAGGACACTTCAAAGGCGGCTGACATGATCGACCCCATAACCGCCCTGGCGGCTGTAAGCAGCGCCGTCAACCTCGTCAAGAAGGCGGTTGCAACTGTCCAGGATGTGCAGTCTCTTGGGCCGGTGCTGGGGAAGTATTTCGACGCCAAGGCGCAGGCCATTGAGGTAGTCGAAAAGGCAAAGACGGGCGACTTTAAAGGCTCCGCGCTTGGCAAGGCTTTAGAGCTAGAGATGGCGCTGGAGCAGGCTCGGGAGTTCGAGGAGCAGGTGAAGATGCTCTTCTTCCAGAGCAACAAGATGGACGTGTGGCTGCGGATCACGGCCAGAGCCAAGCAGATGGAGGCCGACGCGGCCCATGCTGCTCGGCGGCGAAAGGAAGAGGCAAAGCGCAAGAAGGCCAAAGAGGACGAGATGCTAATCATTATTGGCGGTCTTGCAATCGCCGCAGCCTGTATCGCCGCGACGATTTGGGCCGTCATTGAAGGGTTTTCGCAGACATGACGAGATCAGAGCTTGAGATCATTATTAAGGGCAGGGCAGCGGTCACCGTCACGGCATTCGCTGCCCTGCTGGCCGTCAACACAATGCTTGGTAATGCAAACAGCAGCAGGGTGCTGACCAATACGATTCAGGCTAACAACATCTGGGCCTGGTATCAGGCGAAGAACATTCGCTCGGTACTGAGCGCCGCGATGGCCGATATGGTCGAATCTGACGATATGACGAAGAGGGATGCCGAGCTGGTGCAGCATTTACGCAGCGAGGTGCAGCGTATGCGTAATGAACCCGATGATGGGATGCTTGCGCTCGCAGCCAAGGCGCGAGTGCTGGAGGCAGAGCGCGATAAGGCGAAGGAGCGCAGTCCGTATTACACCTATGCCGGCAGCGCCTTGCAGCTTGGCATTGTCTTGTCGACTGCCGCGATTCTGGCCGTGATGATGCCGATGTTCTGGGCCAGCGTAGCGGTCGGCGGTGCCGGTGCTGTCCTGATGGCTTTTGCTTACTATGGAGTTTGAACGATGCTTTCTTTGATCTCAACACTTGGCGGCCTGCTGATCTCTGGTCTTCCGAAACTGCTGGAGTATTTCCAGAACAAGGCTGACCAGAAGCATGAGCTTGCGCTGGCGAGGATGCAGAGCGAGAGAGAGCTTGCCTTGGCGGCGCAAGGCTTCGCCGCGCAGCAGAAGATCGAGGAAATCCGCACCGAGCAGGTGATGATGCAGACTGAGGCGCAGATGACAGAGGCGGCTCTAAAGCATGACGAGAAGGTGCTGGAGAAGGCTCACAAGTGGGTCGCCAGTTACGTTGGCACCGTAAGGCCGACCGTGACCTACATCTTCGTGCTTGAGCTGGTGGCGATCAACGCATTCCTCGCGGCCTATCTCTGGAATCACTCCGAACTCATCAAGAGCGTAGATGACATCATCAAGTATTCGGAATTGATCTTCTCCAGTGATGAGATGGCGATGCTTGGCGGGATCATTGGATTTTGGTTCGGGTCTCGTCAGTGGGGCAAGAAGTGAAAACTTCGCAGAAGGGTATTGACTTGATGCACCGATTTGAAGGGTGCAGGAACAAGCCATATTTATGCCCGGCGACGATTTGGACTGTGGGTTTTGGAGAGGTTCTTTATCAGGATCAGATACGGCTGCCTGTTGCTCGCAAAGAGGGCTACACAGGGATGATCCGCAGCGAGTATCCGTTAAGGCAGGAGCACAATCGTGTCTGGAGTAAAGAGGAAATCAATAAACTATTCGAGCGCAGTATCGAAACTTTTGAACGTGGTGTTCTTCGACTTGTTCCCGGTAGTGCTGGCCGGCAAGGCGCTTTTGACGCTCTGGTTAGTTTTGCCTTCAATGCAGGGCTAGGCAACTTGCAGCGCAGCACTATCAGGATGAAGGCGAACCGAGGAGAATGGGAAGATGCCGCCGAGGCATTTATGCAATGGACGAAGGGTGGCGGCAAGGAGTTGCCTGGACTCGTCAGGCGACGCAAGGCTGAGAAAGAACTATTCCTGTCTGACTGATGGCAACGAACCTAAACCAGCAACTGAAGACGCCGGCAAATCCTGACGTTGGATCTGCCCCGGCTGGGTACGACCGCGCCTATGTCGATCAGAGCAACGGCGTGCTGCGTACCTACTTCACGAAGCTCAGTAGCGTCATCTCGACCCTGTTATCTCCTCGCGGCGCGAAGTTCCTCAATGCGCCTTATGGTGCCTTTCAAGACACGACAGATCAGACTGACGGGTCTGCGGCTGTAGCGTATTACTTCAGATTCGATACAACGGACTACAGCAACGGGATATCGCTTGACCCGCGCACCGCATCATTTACAGGCTCGATCACCACGACAACCTTGACGGTATCGGCTATCTCAGCAGGGTCTATCTTTCCGTCAATGCTGATAACAGGAACCGGCGTCACGGCTGGCACCAGCATCGTCGAGCAACTAACTGGAACAACGGGAGGCACAGGCACCTACAAGGTGTCAGCGTCTCAAACCGTAACGTCAACCGCAATCACAGGCAATCTGCCTTCGCGCATCAAGGTCTCGCAGGACGGACTGTATAACGTCCAATTTTCTGCTCAGTTCATCAACACGACCAATGATGTCCAGGAAATTGATATCTGGTTCAGAAAGAATGGAACAGATGTGGCCGGGTCTAACAGTCAATTCGGCATCAAGGCAAGGAAGTCAACCGGATCAGCGAGCCGGCTGATCGCCGCCATGAACTTCATACTTGAGCTTGCCGAAAACGACTACTTTGAGATGATGTGGCGGGTTCCAGACTCCGGTGTCTCTTTGGAGCAATTCCCGGCAGTCACAGCCAGCAGTACGACACCCGCAATCCCGGCCACTCCGTCGATAATTGCGACTGTCTCATTCATGTCCAACCGAACAGCGTGATGCCATGCCCTACATTCCTCTGAAGATCCCGCCAGGCGTGTACCGTAACGGCACCGAGTTTCAGTCCGCAGGACGGTACTACGATGCCTCTCTGGTGCGCTGGTACGAAGGTACGATGCGCCCTGTTGGCGGGTGGCGCAAGCGCAGCACCTCGCAGATGACCGGATCGTGCCGGGGATTTATCAACTGGCGGGACAACAGCGGCAACCGCTGGATCGCTGCCGGTACGCATTCCAAGCTCTACGCGATGAATGAGGGCGGGACTCTGAAGGACATCACCCCGTCAGGATTTACGCCAGGCATCGCTGATGCGATCCAGAAGATCGGATTTGGATACGGCGCTTATGGCTCTTACGCCTACGGCGTGGCGCGGCCCGATCTCTCTGCCATCACGCCAGCGACGACCTGGAGCCTCGACACCTGGGGCGAGTATCTGGTGGGATGCTCCAACGGTGACGGCAAGCTCTACGAGTGGCAGCTAGGCTTTTCAACGCCCACGCTGGCCGCTGCGATAGCGAACGCGCCGACCAATAACGAGGCGGTTCTGGTAACCTCCGAGAGGTTCGTGTTCGCTCTGGGCGCGGGTGGTAATACCCGTAAGGTTCAGTGGTGCGACCAGGAAAACAATACGGTTTGGACGCCTGCCGCGACGAATCAGGCCGGCGACTTTGAGCTGACGACTGTAGGCGACTTGAAGTGCGGCAAGCGTGTTCGCGGTATTTCTCTTCTCTTTACGGATGTTGACGTTCACACCGCGACGTATATCGGACTGCCATACGTCTACAGCTTCGAGAAGGTTGGCTCGGCCTGCGGCGTAATTTCCTCGCAATCCGTGGCGGCCATTGAGACTGCCGCGATCTGGATGTCGCAGTCGGGATTCTGGATATATGACGGATATGTCAAGCCTTTGCCCTGCGATGTGTCTGACTTCATCTTCCAAGACCTCAACTTTACCCAGGCCAGCAAAATCTACGCAGTCAACAATTCAAAGTTTGGCGAAATCTGGTGGTTCTATCCTTCCGGCCAATCGACTGAGAATGATTCGTATGTGGTCTATAACTACCGGGAAAATCACTGGGCGATTGGCGATCTGGCGCGTACCGCTGGCACGGATCGCGGAGTGTTCGCTAACCCGCTGATGGTCTCGTCTGACGGCTACGTCTATGAGCATGAGGTTGGCTATGCCTATGACTCGGCGACGCCTTTTGCGGAGTCCGGTCCGGTATCGCTCGGTAATGGCGATCAGACCATGACGGTCTTGGAGCTGGTTCCAGATGAGCAGACCCTTGGCGAGGTGCAGGTGTCCTTTAAGGTGCGGAACTATCCGACGGACACAGAAACCACCTTCGGGCCGTACACCGCGAGCCAGCCCACGGATGTGCGCTTTTCTGGTCGGCAGGTCAAGGTCAGATACACCGGGGTGGTGCTGGACGATTGGAGGGTCGGGATTCCTCGAATGGAAGCAGTGGCGGCAGGGAAACGCTAATGGATGAAGACTTCGCAAGGTGTTCTAAATGGCTGGAGGCGGCGCTAGAATACTCTGGAGGGACACACGGAATTGAAGACATTGCGGCGGGGGTGAAGGAGGGCAGATTTCAGCTCTGGCCTGCACCTAAAGCCGCAGTGATTACCGAGATCATTGTCTACCCGCGACTCAAGGCTCTGAATTATTTCTTAGCTGGCGGCGACCTCGATGAACTCAAAGCGATGCGACCATACATCGAGCTTTGGGGAAAGCAGAATGGTTGCACCAGGGTGACTCTTGCTGGCCGTAAGGGCTGGCAGAAGACATTTTTAAGAGATGAAGGATACGAACCGAAGTGGTTCGTTGTCAGTAAGGAGCTTTGAGATGGCGACACGATTGCCCTACTACGCTGGCGAAGGAGACATCTATTCGCAGATCATGCAGCAGATGCAGGGACAGCCTCTTGCCTTCGCAAACCCTTACGGGGCAGGCTTTACTGGCGGCTATAACCCGCGACTGTATGACCGTCCTCCGGTAGTTGCTCCTACGCCTGCACCCGACACCTCTGGCCTGCTAGGCGGTGGTGATTCTGGTGGCTTTTCTGGGATGCCAGCATCTGGCGGCGCAATGAATCCGGCCTCGATGATTTCAGCAGGTCAGGCTTTGCAAGGTTATGGCCGATCATTCGGCGGATTCGCTCCTTTTGGAACTATTGCCGGTCTGCTCGGTTATGGCCTTACCAATTACGGCATCAACCAGCTCGGCGAGATGGAAAGAGCCGCGGCGCAGGCTGAGGCCGAGGCTGCCGCAATGAACTCATTGTCTCAACTGTCATCGGCTGAAGTTGGCAAAGGTGAAGCGCAGGCAATCGCTGATGCTTTGGGATATGGATTGGCTGGCCTGTCATCTGCTGAAGTTGGGCAAGCCGAAGCCGATGCAGTAGCTGCGGCAGAAACGGCAGCGGCTGCCGAGTCAATGGGAAATGCCTTGGCTGCTGACATTGCTGCCGCTAATCAGGCGGCTGCTGATGCAAGTTCTGGTTACGGCGGCACTGGAGCTGCGAGCAGCGATGTCTCCGGTGGATATGGCGGTGTCGACAGTGGTGGATATAGCGGCGACGGTAGTGGCGGCTACTACTACAAAGGCGGCAAGGTCACCACGAATGGTCTTCTGACTGACGTTGACCCGCCTGGCCCTGATGAGGGCTATGGTGCTCTCCAGGTTGGCGAATACGTCATCAAGAAATCGACCGCCAAGAAGCTCGGCGACAAGAAGCTCAACGCCTTGAACCAAGGCAGAGCAACCATCAAAATGAGTAAGTAAGGAGTGACATATGTCTAAAGGTGGCGGCACACAAACAACGACAACGCAGATCGACCCTGATCTTAAACAGGCGTATCTGCAAAATATTGAGCAGGCACGCGGTGTTGCCGAGGCTTTGCCTGTGCGGCAATTCGCTGGCTTTACGCCACTCTACGAGGCCGGCGAGAGGCAGCTCACCAATCTCGGGCTGACTCCCTTTACGGGCGAAGAGATTTCCGCTTTCCAGAATCCTTACGAGCAGCAGGTCGTCCAGCAGACTCTTGGCGACATTGAGCAGCAGCGCCAGATGGCGCAACTGGCCGAAGGCCAGAGAGCCACGGCGGCCAAAGCCTTCGGCGGGAGCCGGCAGGGTGTGCAGCAGGCGCTGACCAATGAAGCGGCGCTAAGAGAGGCCAGCAGGGCATCTGCTGCGCTGCGCCAGCAGGGTTATGGGCAGGCGGCGCAGCTTGCTCTGCAAGGCCGCCAGCTTGGCCGTCAAGGAGCGATGGATGTTCTTGGTCTTGGCGGTGCCCGTCAGCAACTTACTCAGCAGCAGCTCGATGCCCTTCGCAATATCGGGCTTGAGCGTTTGGCGATCTCGCAAGGTGCTCTAAGCGGAAACCTGCCCAATCTTGGCATGACTTCAACTTCTCCGATGTACAGAAACACCGGATCTAGCATACTTGGCGGCGCTTTACTTGGCTCTGCAATTGGCAAAGGAATTCCTTCAATTGGAGCCGGCTTAGGAGCACTTGGCGGCGGTCTGCTCGGTTTGTTGTGAGGTAAAACATGGCAACATCATTCGATCTTGGCGGGCTACTCGGGTCGGCATTCGGTGGCGACGAGTATGGCGATCTGCTGACCCCGGCGCAGCAATCTGCTATCCAGCAGCGCGCCCTGCTCTCAGCCGCCTCCGCGCTCTTACAAGCCGGTGCCCCGTCTACGACTCGCACCAGCTTAGGTCAGGCGCTCGGGGCGGCGCTGACCGCTGGGCAGACCGGCGCTGAGAAGGCGCAACAGTCTGCCTTAACGGGGATGCTGACTCGGCAGAAGCTGGAGGAGGCGAGGCGGGAGCAGGAATCTGCTGAGTCGTTTAGGCAGTTCCTTACAGGCGGTGGAGCTGGTGGCGCAGAAGCTGGTGCCGTAACGCCTGCTCAAGCCTTGGCTTTGCCTGGCATGGCTGCTGGGCCTACGGTCGCCAGAGCAGAGATGATCGGCCAGCCTATGCCGCAAGCAATGGCAGCGACAGGGCAGCCCACGCAATCTGTCTTACAGAACCTATCTCCTGAACAGCGCACTTTGTTGTCGCGGCTCAAGCCGACTCAAGGCATTCAGGAGCTAATGAGAATTTCATCTCTGGCGAGCGAATTTGGACCCGAGAAAACTGTTATCCGTGATGGCAAGCCTGTTGTTATTAGGGAAAACAAACTTGGACAACAGCAAGTTGTTCCCGGCGCTCAACCGATTGAAGCCTTTAAATTTGGCAAAAGAGAAACCGTAGTTAGAGGCGGAAAGCCAGTAGTCATCAGAAGCAATGAATTTGGTGACGAAAGACTTATCGAGGGTGATGTTCCGCCAGAGGCTTTGCAGTTTGGTAAGCCAGAGCCTGAAATGCGTGACGGCAAGCTCGTCATGATAAGAAGGAACCCATTCGGGGAAGAAAAGATTGTTCCTAATGCTGCGCCGTATCAAGCGCCTCCAGCAGACATCGTTGCGACTGAATACATTCTGGGTCGTCAGCTTGCTGGAACTGGGCGGCCTGGTATTGCTGCTGTTGGTCAGTATCGAGAGCAAATTGCCCCGAGAACAATACTTGACATGACCGGAGGTCAAAAAGGCTTTGAGAATGAAATGAAGCTCGGCGGTGCCTTCCGTGGAGAGCAGATTTATAAAGACTTTAATGACATGAAGTCTGCTTACGGGCAAGTGACCACTGCGCTTAATCAAGGAACTCCGATTGGTGATGTTGCTGGAGCAACCAAAGTGATGAAACTGCTTGACCCCGGATCTGTCGTCCGCGAGTCAGAGCTTGGCATCGCAATGGCTGCCTCAGGACGAATGGACAGGCTGCAAAATTACTTCAGTATGTGGATGTCTGGTGAGAAGTTGACACCAACACAGAGAGAAGATTTCAAGAAGCTATCTAACGAGCTTTACAACGCCGCAGCGCAAGCATACAACGCAAAACGTGCAGAGTATGAAAACTTCGGTAAAGCGTACAACTTCAAGAATCTTGACACTGCTCTTGGCAGGCCAGCAACAATTTCGACAGGAGATCGTCCGGCTCAACCTGCAAGACAAGCTCCTAAAGAAGGGCAAGAGTCAAGTGATTCTAGTGGCAGGCCTATCGTCTTCCGTAACGGTCAATGGGTGTATCGATAATGTCAACATCACCACGCTCAGGCATGGCGGTTCCTATTGAGGATCTGCCCGAATCTCTTCGCGTAACTGCTCCGGCAGCAGGTCAGCCTGTACCGTCCAGCGCCATACCCGAAGATTTTGAGTTTCTTATGATTGGAGACGAGCCTCGGCCATCTGTCGGAGACACGCTTCTGCGCCAGCTAGGCTTGACGGCGCGTGCTGCTGGACCCGTCGCAATCGGCGCTCTTGGCGGTGGTGCAGTTGGCGGCCCTCCAGGCGTGGCAGTAGGCGCTCTTGGCGTCGGTCTTGGCACAATGGTCGGCGATCCTCTGGTCACTCTTTTCAATCGCGCCACCGGATCAAATGTTCCGACACCAAGCCAAGCCCTTGAAAGCGCCATGACGCGAATGGGTTTGCCTGAGCCTGCAACAGCGCGTGAGCGTGTTGTTCAGGACATCGTAAGGGCCGGAACATCTGCGGCAGGCGCTGCTCGTGGAGCTGGCACAGTTGCTCAGAATATTGGCGCTGGGGCTGGTATGCGTGGCGGGCAGGTTATGGGTCCGGCTGCGCCAATTCCGCAACAAGTCTTTGAGGCTTTGGCGCGATATCCCGCACAACAAGTCGCAGGTGCCGCAATGGCTGGCGGTGCTGCTGGATCATTGCGTGAGAGCGGTGCAAGCCCGTTAACACAAGTTGGCGGTGCAATGATCGCCGGCATGGCTGCACCTGGCGGCCCTAAGTTGCCGCTGACTGCGCGTGCCTTAGAAGCTCCAGGAGCACTGGTTAAGCCATTCACCCAAGAAGGCCGCGAGGTCATCGTTGGCAATGTTCTGCGCCGCCTCTCGACCACTCCAGAGGCAACTGCTGCACGTCTTGCAGAAGCCGGACCTCTTGTTCCTGGTGTTAGACCAACCACCGCAGCGGTTGCCAGAGATCCTGGTCTAGCGGCGGCTGAGACAGCCATTCGATCTTTGGATCAGACAGGTGCATTCCCTTCACGGCTTTCCGCTAATCAGCAGGCACTGCTTGACGCATATCGGCGTCTGTCTGGGCAGCCTGGATCTATTCCTCGCGCTGAGGCGAAGAGGGCCGAAATCACAGCTCCGATGCGTGAGGAGGCTTTTGCCAATGTCACCGTCAATCCTGAAGTGTTTCAGTCTGGTGTTACCTTGACGGTAAATAGAGCCGTTGAAAACATCAGAAACAGTCCCGCTGGAGTTCGTCAAGACGTAGAGACAGCAATGAATTGGGCGACCTCACGCATCTCTAAGGCTCGCAACCCGATGGAGCTTTACGAGATTCGCAAGGACTTGGCAGCGGCGATGCAAGGCAAATACAACCAAGATGTGCCGAGTCTGCGCCTTGCAAAAGGTCAGCTTGCAGATGTTGTCCGCGTCGTCGATGACGTTATTGACGCATCTGCTCCAGGCTTTAAGGCATACATGGAGAAATACTCCAAGATGTCGCAGCCTATTGACCAGATGCGAGTGCTGCAAGACATTGAGCGTCGCGTAACTACGGGTCAGCCTAATCTGATGACCGGAGAGCCGGTCATTGCCGCAGGATCTTTGCGCCGTCAGTTGGCAACGCGAGCCGATGAGATTGGGACAGAGCTTTCGCCGGCGGCGCAGCGCAAACTGGACAACATCATCGACGAGATCAATCGCGGCATGGCGGCTACAGCTCCAGGCGTTAAGCCGCCAGGATCGGACACCTTCCGCAACATGAGCATGGGTAATCTGATCGGCAGAGTGTTCAGCGAATCGCTCGCGGATAACACCACACTTCGGACCATGACTAGGCCGCTGGACTTCTTGTATCGCTTGCCGGATCAGCAGATTCAGCAACTGCTGGTCGAGGCAATGCTTGATCCTAAGCTGGCCTCTGTAATGATGAGCAAGGCCAATGTCATGAAGGTCGAGCCTCTTGCCAAATCTTTACGGCAGAAGGCCGAACAACTTGGCTTTGGCGCGGCCATCGGTGCAAGCGGACAATAAAAAACGCGGCCCTGAGCCGCGATCCCCTTTTCAGACCTTTGTCATATACGGATAAAACAATGGGCAGTTATGGCAAAACCGCAAAACAAGCCGACGGCAGAGCAGGCCGTCGAGTTCGACCAATGGATTAAGCACTGGCAGCAAGTCCTCAATCTCAACGATTGGAGGATTGAGCGCAGTATGAAGCCAGCCAAGGGCGCGATGGCTTCTATGCAATGCGATGCGCAGGCTCGTCTGGGCACCTATCAGCTAGGTGACTTTGGCGCTGCCACCATCAATACGGAATCTCTATCCATGACGGCGCTCCATGAGTGCCTTCATGTCTTCCTTTTCGATCTGATTTCAACGGCGCAGGACAGGCTGGCGACGGCAGATCAACTCGATGCCGCAGAGCATCGCGTCGTCAATGTTCTCGAAAAGGTCTTGTATGCCAAGAGCAGCGATCAGTGATGACGAATTTATTGAGCTATGGAAGGCTCATCAGTCTCCCGTAAAGTTATCGAAAATCATGGGCATCACAGACCGCAATGTGATGGCTCGCAGAAGGAAGGTCGAGCAGAAGACAGGAATAAAGTTACCGGCAAAAGACGCAAGGATTAAGCGTCGTTTCAATCACATCGGATCGGCTCCTACTTCTTCCGCAAGGTATCACCTTGGCATCGAGAACGGCACTGTCCTGGTCTTCTCGGACGCGCACTTCTGGCCCGCTATCCGCACCACAGCCTTCAAGGGTCTTTTGTGGGCGATTAAGACGCTTAAACCTAAAGCGATCATCAATAACGGGGATGCGTTCGACGGGGCCAGCATCAGCCGCCACCCGCGAATCGGATGGGATAGTAAGCCTTCAGTCATCCATGAGCTGCGAGCCTGCGAGGCCAGCCTTGCAGAGATTGAGGACGCCGCTAATGGTGCCAAGCTGATCTGGGCGCTGGGAAACCATGATGCGCGCTTTGAGAACCGGCTGGCGAATACCGTTCCCG